TTAGAGCATGATAAAAGTGAAGTGCATATCCAGCGATTAGCGCCGCGCGGTCGTGGCCGTTGATGATGGTGCGGGCATCGACCCAATCGGCGCGCGTGCCAACGAAAAAATCGGCGAACCTGCGACCCGTAAACCATCCCTCGGCCATTCCAAACACCATGACAGCGGCGGCGATGTCCGGGCGCATGGCGAGGTCGGGCGATCGCGCGAGGTCAATATCGTCGCCGATGATGCCATTGGCGCGCAGGCGCGTCGTGGCGCGCTGATAGTTGGCGAGCCATGTCAATTGCACGTCGCCGCGCCCATCATAGATCAGGTGCCACGGCCCGGCCGGATGACCATAGGCGCATCCGCGTCCGTGGCCATATTCTTCGATTGGCTGCATGGTCGCCGCCGTCTCGTGGAAGGCGGTGGCGAGCGCATAGGCGACCCAGCGCGGGTCAGCGCTGGGCATGTGCGACGCGAAGGCGGCGAGGATGGTTTCGCACCCCTCGACCTGCGGATTGGAAATCGCGCCATGAAAGATCGTCGAGCGCAGAGCGTTGTAGAATGCTTGCGAGGCCATTTTCTATCCCTCAATAAGAGCTTGTCTGTTTCGCTCGGAGATCTTGATCAAATTTTCGATTGGATCATTTTTCTGAGAAGCCTTCATCACCTCATTGCGGAAACTTTCTGTCGCTGCAGCACCTTGCCGAACTTCATTGGCTGTGTTGATCATCAGCATCGGCATTGCAGAGATCGAACACATCCATTCGTCAATGTCCTTGCCAGTGTTTGGGTTGCGGCCGCGCAGAAGGATGAAAAAAGAGCATTTCAGCTGAATGCAATCTTTCTTAATCAGCGGGCAGAATGTTCCGTTTTTCAGTTCCATGTTCAGCTCTTCTGACAGATGATTGCGTCGACATAATTGACCGCCAAATTGATTGGCGTGCCAGTGAAAGGATGATTGTGGCCTAGGCCGCCACCAGCGCTGCTTGTCCCAGAGGAGGATCCGGTCGGGTAATAAAGTCCGCCATTGGCGAAGCCCGGATTGCTGCCTGTGTTGGCAGTGATGAATGTAGCAGTGGCATGAGAGTGAGAAGGAATTTGCGTAATATCGAGAACGGTCGATCCGACTGTTCCATTTACAACTTGAGAGGTGAATGCCGCACTGAATGCGACCCCTCCGCCGCTGGCGGCAGTTCCGCTGACGATGCGCAAGGCATAATCATTGTACGTCGTCTGCTTGACCCAGCCTGTCGGTGCAGCGCTTTGCACGAAGAGCATTAGCGTTCCACTAGGGATCAGCGGCGTCTGGACCTGCGTATCGGCGAAAATGATATTCGTTCCGTCGCTGACGATCGAGCGAGTCTGACCTTGGGGGACGATCAGGTTCGTTCCAGCTCCTCCAGAGACAAATGTTATGTCGCTGTATGAACCAATACCGCATGCATTGCGCACCACCCACTGACCGCAGACTGTCGAAGGAATGGCGATGGTCGTCGCGCCGACAGGTGTGCCTGTCAGACTTAAGATCATCGGGATGTAAGACAATGAAGTCAACGGCGAAGTTACCGGCGGATTGGCAGTGTTGTTGGTCAGAGTTATTGTTCCGCCTGCATATGAAGTCAGATTGATCGGCTGAACCGAACCGAGTGCCATGTCAATCGAAGAGAAATCCAGATTCAGCGGAACATCCCAGTTTGAGCTGTTGTTCGCGGGCTGCGTCAGATTCTTGTTCTGGGTTGTGGTCATTTCAATTCCTCAAATCGATTGATTGGCGACATGCAGCGCCTTGGCGACTGCGTTGTCATTGGCATCGAGGAGACTTTCGGTCCCAGATTTTTCAGCGCGCTTGGCAGATTCGACGAGCCTCATAAGTCTGTCGACGAGATGCTGGTGCCCGACTTTTCCGCCGCGCGCTCGCCCTTCTCTGCCGTACATCGGAGGCTCCGGTTGTTGAACAAAAGGCGAGCTCGGATTGTTCTTCTCCTGGATGCGGCCCATTGAGGCCGACATTCCCATTTCTGCATTGCGGATTGCTTCTCTGATCTTATATGACTGAACAGAGGCGTTGTTAATTCTACGGATGTCAGCAGGATCATTTGACGTCAAAAGGCGCGCAATCTGAGGTGCGAGCGTGCGATCCATGTTATGGTTGTATTTGATCAGAGCTCCAGTCGCGAGCGCAACCGCAGCCGCCCCAGCAGCCTTGAATGGATGGTCGACGATATCCTCTTTGTTCTCCCAGAGAGCTTTCACTCCCTCTCCGCCAGCCATGCCGAGAGCGATTAACTGCGCAGCAGTGGAGGAATTTCCGCCGACTGCTGTCCGCATCATGTTCATCATGCTTTCGCGACGCAAATAACTTTCAATTGCATTCGCGCGATCTGTCCCCATCCCCAGCGCCATTTTTTCGCGCGATTGAGGGCTGTTGAAAAGACGAACGATGTTGGTTGTGTCTTTTGAATTGGCTGCATCATGCGCTATAGCGCTGGCCATTCCAGTTCCGAACAACTCTTTTTCCGCAGGCGAAGCTGCAGCGAGCGCTTTCTTGGCCTCTGCAAAATCGAAAACATTCATCCTTTTCATAAAATTCGTGCCAGCTTCAAGCATATCATCTGCCTTGAAGAACTTGGCAGCGCCAGCGCGCGCGTCGCTGTAGTTCGGAACTTTTGAGTCAAGCGTCTCCCGCAAGCGATCGCGAACATTCTTGACGGAATTTGCTGCGTTGCTCCCGCTGGAATATAGGCTTTGGACTTGGTCGTCGAGGGCTTGCTTAACTTTGTCCCAGAATTGAAGATTTGGGATTGCGACTGACCCATCCGGGTTTTTGCGCAGCTGCCATGTTCCATCGTCGCTTTTGACGAATGGATTGACGACGGGCGGCGTGCCTGTCGCGGCGGCATAATTGTTGCCAATTCGTTCGGCATCGCCGATAGCACTCTGAACAGCCGGAGATGCTGTCATCTGTTCAAATTCTGGGCCCCACATAGCCTGCGCATTCGGGTGCGAATATGCAGCATCATAAGCATTCTTGTTCTGAGCCTTCGCAGCAACTTTCAATTGATCGCGAATGTCCGGCGCTGATCCGCTGAAAAGATTATTAGCGAAATCAGAGAACCTTGCACCTTGAGACTGAAACCTGCCCTCCAGCGGAGATTGAAGAATCGTCTTTGCTGTCGGGGAAACATTGGCGACTTGACGCGCCAGATTGCGAGTGTTTTCTCCGCCGATGTCTCCAATCATCCAAGGCTGCTGCGCATTATTTGCACCAACAACATCTGAAGCTCCCATGCCCAGCGCCGGAGATTGTGGATTGATCGGCCCGAGCTCTGCGCGAGTTGCGGCGTCACTTTGCAAGGCGTTTTTGACTTTTGATCCAGCAGCATCGCCCGAGAAAAGCGGCATGCCTGCGCCGACTTCAATGCCCTTGCCTGCGAGAGGCAATGCAGCGGCCAGCGGAATCTGATAGCCGTAAATGTTAGGTCCAGCTAAGGCCCCTTCCTTGGCGGAGCGGACAGCATTGGCTGCTCGTTCCCCAAGAGTGTCGCCGGTTTCCGCTCCGCTGGCAGCGCCGTAGGCTGCTGAGAGGCCTCCAGCGCCAGCAATATCTCCGAGAATTCCTCCTGCAGAGGACACGATCCCCGGTGCGCCTCTTGAGGTAAGATTTGATGCAATGGCAGGTCCGAGCTTGGCTGCACCAAAAGTCGGCAGAACCGGCGAAATAGCCAAATCACCGACTGTATTGGCGACAGGGTTACGGGCCTCTGATATTGCTTGTTCTGCTTCGGCCTTGCGGCCGAGATCTGCGTAACGTTCCGACCACGTTGAGCCGTTGCCTGCACCCATTGCGGCGCTGGCTGCGCGGGCGGCAGCGTCGACCGCTGGAGAGAGGAGGGGGATTTTTGAGGCAGGGTTTGAAGCGTTGATGGCGGCAGCTGCGCCAGCAGTTGGTCCAAACTCTGAGAATTGATTTGTTTCATTTTTGGAGGCCTCCGCAAGATACGGGGCCATTTTGTCCCGTCGTTCCTTGGCATGAATGGTCAGGGGCAGCGCGCCGCCTGTGTCAGAAGCAGCATTGTCCAGTGCATCCCAATCCGGAACAGATCCAGAGGGTTGAGAATTGGCACTGTCCAGTGCATCCCAATCAGGTACGTCCGGCATCATTGTCTCTGATAGGCTTTGAGGGCGTCTTCATCTTGCAATGGCTCAACGGGGCTGTTCCTGCCATTGTAACGGAAAACCTGACCGGGCTTGACGCCCATGACATCAAGTTGCTTTTTCAATTCAGGAGAAGGCTTGACTGGAGCGACATATGTCGAGCCTTCAACCCATTCTTTCGTCGGAGGCAGGCTCGATCCTCTGAAATTGCCAATCTGCCTTTGTGCAGCAACGACGAACCCATCCAATGGATTTTGGATCTGCCATTGCTGATAATAGGCGGACGGACTTGCCCATCCATCGGGTTTGCCGCGAGTTGCCCAATCGTTCTGAAATTTCTGCTGTTGCAGAAGGGTGCCCAGCGTTTCTGCGACGAGGCGCTGATTTGCCTCGGGCCGATTTGTCGTATTCGGTACACCGTCAGCTGCGAGAGCTTTAAATTCCTGCTGAGCAAATTTCGGCTGTTTTGCAGAAAGAGTGTCAAGCGTCAAATTGACGCCCTCTTTCTTGACCCATTCATAAGCAGCAGTCGCCTGCGGTCCGCCGCCAAGAGCTTTTTCAGCAATGTCGGGTCGGCCATAAGCTGTCGCATAAGCAGCGATGGCATGCATTGTGTCTTGACCTGCGCCGCTCTGGAATGTCTTGTAGGCTTGACCGAGCGCGCGCAACCTTTCAATTCCCTGCTGAACAACAGGCGCATTGCCGAGCATGGTCTTGTTGAATTCTGCGTCAGTCTTGGCGAGCTCCTTGGCAGGCTCGCCAATCTCTGTCATTTTTGCGCCAGCTGGCAATTTCGGTATCGGGAAACCGCCACCCGGTGGCGGAGGCGGAGAAACAGTTTGAGGCTCTGCAGTCTTCGGATCGATGGTCATTTTTTGAGCAGCAGCCGAAGAATTGGCAGCCGGAGCTTCAGCATTGGAGTTGTCGCCTCCTGGACCTGGAAGATATTTCGCACCTTCCGGATTGGCACCAGCGGCATATTTCTGCTCAATCTGTTTTTTGTTCGTTTCATTGAGCTTGGCGATTTCGGGAGCGGCGAGTTGTTCGCGCTGCGTCATCATATTCTGACGGTATTGCTGAGCCAGTGAACGGTTCTGGCCCGCTTGCGCGGTCAGGCGCGCAGCCGCAGCCTCGCCTTGCGGACCGGTGCCGGCCAGCCTTTGGGCCTTTTCGAGAAGATTATCGGCCTGAGCATCATACCGATCGGCCGTATCTTTCAGATTTTTGATCTGAGGGAGGCTTTCAACTCGGGCATAAATGGCATCTTCTGGGTGATCGCTGTCGGGCGAGGCTCCAGAATCCGGCTGAATGGGCTTTGCGCTGGCTACGGTGGTCGAGGAAGCCGATGGATTGGTCGGACTAGGGTTTCCTTCCCCAGAAGAATTTGTCGGCTGGAGGATGGCCGTAGGGCTTGCAATGTTACCGACGATCGCCGACCGCTGTTCCGGGGTCACAATTTTGCCAGTGACTTGGTCGAAATAAGCCAGATTGTTCTGATGGTCGGTCGTCGGCGTAAACCGCTGCTGCATCAGGCCGAGCGTATTCTTGGCGATCTGAGACTGCTGAAGCTGCTGTCTGTTGTAAGCCTGAGCCCCGCCTCCGAGGCCCTGAAGAAGCGCCGAACCCAGATATCGGCTTGGAGAAGAGGCCATCGTCCCCAATCCGGTGAGAACCGGGACGAGCCAGTTTTGATTCTTGCTAAACCAATCGCCGACGCCGGAGGCGGCATTGCCGATGTTGTCGAGCAATGCCGGAGAATTGTCGTTTTGGCCATCGTCTGTCTGGCTAGGAGCAGCGAGACCGATGGCGCGTGAAGCGGGAACATCCGCTGCACTCGGAGGCTTGCTAGAATAAGAATTTACTGAAGCGGCATTGCCTGCATCAGCCATTTGAAAATGCGAAGGATCGCCGAAATCGGCACCCGCCTTGATTCCGCGCCAAGGTTGTTTTGCCATGGCGACGAGTGCAGATTGCTGATTTGGATCATCAGCCGGAATGTCCGCTGCAAGACCCAACTCGTGCATCGAATGACCAGGAGGTGCAGCAAGATTCCCTCCAGCAAGATATTTGGCGTAAAGGCCAGCCTGCTGAGGGGTGCTGCGGTATCCAGAAATCATATGTGTCGGAATGCCTTCGTCCGATGCATCCTGCTGAAGATCTTGAACGCGATCAGCGAATGTCGGATCAAGATCTGCGACGTCTGTGTTCTGAGCGATGTTTTCAGCGTAATCACTGAATGTTCTGCCGCCCGGCGCACGATAAACCTTTCCGCCTCTTTTTAAGAAGATTAAGGGCAGAAGATCTGCAGCACTCTCTCCACCTGCCGCAGCAGCACCTGAGAGCTCCATTGGTGCACTCGTTGCCGCACCGAGGCCAGAAGTTAAATCTCCGATGCCCGAGGCGGCACTTTTGGCGAGGCCGGGCAATTTTGAAAGTGAAGCGAGATCTCCGAGGTTGCTCGAAGAGTTGTTCGATTGAGTTCCTGTTCCAGCTCCTGCAGGAACAAGCTTAGCGCTCGGAGCATCATCAGGAATGTCAAGACCATTGTCATTCGAATATGGCATTCCGCCACTCGAATATCCGACCAATCCGCCGCGCTTGCGATTGAGCAATTCATCGGACGCCTGCGATGCAGGGTTGTTGTCCTGCGTCATGGCATCAGGTTTATTGAGCCAAGCGAGAACATCACTGCCAGCATTCTTGGCGCCGCTGGCGAGACTGCTGAGGCTCTGAGCATCTTTCAAAGTGCCCATGACCTGCGACATGCCTGTCGGGTTTGTGTGCTGGGGAATCTGGGGAGTTTGCATGCGCGCCATGTTTTGAACTGGCGCAGGAACATATCCATGACCATTGCCAGGAATGCCGCCCGGCATCCCGCCATAAAATCCATTTTGATTCGGATCGAACATTACCGGCGCATATCCGCCGCCCGCATAAGCGCGCCGCGCCCCAAGTCCCGGTTCAACAAAGCCCCCCATCGATGCAGCGTCTTTTGTGGCTTCATCGTAATCAACAGTCTTGTATCCGCCTGCCAGGCCGACAGCTTCAGGATGATGCTTTTCAACATCCTGCGCAGAAAGTCCGATTTGCTTTGGGCCTTTGTTTCCTTTGTAGCGGAATTTAATGATTTTCTGACCGTCGTGCGTACGACCGATGTCTTCGATTTCCTCCTTGAGGCGCTCGTCTGAAAAGAATGGTGCAGGAGATGTGGTCGTAGTTGTGCTGCCAGAGTTTGCACCAGTTCCTTCGGCGATGTTCGCCTGGAATTGAGCGACCTGGAAAGGGTAAGATTGCTGCTGTTCAAACTGATTGTAAAGGGCTGTGAGACCAGCTTGCTGCGTTGCCTGACCGACCTGACCAGCTGCCAGCTGAGCAGCGCCGCCTTGAAGGCCAGCAGTTTGAGCGCCTGCCCCAAGATTGGCAATTTGAGCACCACCAGCCTGCTCGCGCGCAAGATTGGCTTGCTGCTGAGAAAGATCGAAACCTTGCTGCTGTTGAGC